ATTCGCAAACAGAACGCAATCAAGATGACCTGATAGACAACGATTGATAATATAAGGAGCATATTCCTTTTCAAGAGAGGGGTCTTCGTCAATCAGGTGTTGCTTCGTCTGATTAATAGAGTTTAACCAGTCCTTCAATTCAGTCATTAATTAAACCTTCTTTTTTTAATTTATCATATTTGTAGCAACCAGCAAAACTAAACTGAATTTTTGGACCTTCAGTATAATTAGATAACAAAAGTTCTTTACGTTGTTTTTGCTCACGCATATATTCACCAACAGAACGCATCGTATAAGTTAGATCAAACTCAGCAGCGTTCCAGTTTGTAAATCTATCTTTTACGAGTTGGTCAGAATTATAACTAATCAACTGATCCATATCGTTAGCATCACAATCAGCAGCAAACTTATCGTGATCAAATCCTTTGTGCATTGATCCCTTACGCCCGTAGAGATTATCCTTAATGTCATAAGGAGGATCGAGATACATAAAAGCATCTTTATTTCCATCCATCAGATAATCATACGAATAATTAGTTATACGCCAATGTTCAATCAGTTTAGAATACGCAGGCAGTTTTTCGATACCCCGCAAACTGAAGTTGGAAATGGAGGCTTGTTGAGAAAATGATGAACTCTCCGTGAGACCACTGAAAGAGCACTTATTGACAATATAGAAAGCCACAGCACGATCAATGCTAGGCAAACTTTGGTCATTGATTTGCTCCTTTGCTTTAAGAAAAAGTTCCTTTGCTAGTTCTGGTGTATTGTTTCTCAGTTTAAGTTCTTCCAGTTTATTTTTAAGATCATTTCCAAAAATCTGGAGTTGTTGCCAGAAATTTACAAGAGGTTCATACAAATCATTCACCCAAATATCTAGGTTGGGATATTTCTTAGTGATATAAATTGCAACACTTCCTCCGCCAAGAAATGGTTCTCGGAACTCAGCATAGTTGCGAAGATCTGGAAAGTAAGGTCCCATCTTTTCACAAGCACGGGACTTACCTCCAGGATACCTCAAGGGTGTTTTAAGAGACTTCATAATCTTTAGGATGATACTTCAAATACTCTCTAAAAGTGAGTTTCATTTCTTTCTGCGTCATGCCACAATGTTTTGCGGCAGCAGGAAGAGTCATTTTAGCACGAAAGAGACCTTCATTTGCCCCTCTCACATTTTCAGGGGTTGTTTTAACTGCAACTTCCTTAAGGGATTTAATGTCAATTTTGAGCAGACCCATTTACACACCTCACAACAATTTCAGTATTTTTAGTTGCTTCTGCCATCTCACGATATCCAGTTCCAACATAGATTTGACCACCAACAACAGCAACGGCGCAAGCACCCCAGAAGATGTAATACCACTTGGACTTGACCTGATGTTGCTTTTTCAGTTCATCGAGTTCTTCGTGAATATCTTGATGATGAAACCTTAATGGTTTTTGTATTAGTGCTTTGAGTTTCTTGTTTTTCATTTAAACTCACACTCCACCATTACTTCGGTCAAGCAGGCAAGCATGTTTATTTCTTGGTCTGCGACAAATGCTCCTTGATACTGATACTTAGCGAGCACAAGAACAGCAGCAGGAATAGAAGCAGGAACCAGACTTTCGTAAAGAGAATCGTAAATACGACGGAGAAGTACAGTAGTATCATTGTCCAGATTACTGACGACCCACTTACGAACTTCAGAAAAGTTCTTTTCTTTAAGGTTTTTAACAAGTTCATTTACAGCAATATCCGAAAAAGCAGCAAGAATTCCACTATCAATTTTTCCACCTACCGCATATCTTTGGCACTCGTTGAGGACTCGTCGCCAATCGGGGAAGTGCTTATTGATAAGTTCCGCAAGTACTCTTTGATCGAATTCGACGCCCTCCGCATCCAAGATATTTTGTAAACGCTTGAAGAAGGATCCTGCCAATGCGGTTTTTTCTTTTCCTTTGATGGAGAAGTCAATAACGGCACATCGGGAGTGGAGAGGTTCGATGATTTTATTTTTGTAGTTGCAGGTGAAGATGAATCGGCAGTTACCAGCAAACTCCTCAATAAACGCCCGTAGTAGGAGTTGTACGTCGTTTCCTGTGTTATCTGCTTCGTCAATGATGACGACTTTGTGTTTAGCATCTGACGAAAGCGAAACGGTCGAAGCGAAGTTCTTCGCATTGTTTCGGACAGTATCGAGGAATCTACCTTCGTCGGATCCATTGATGACATAAACATCTACTCCCAATTCATTGCAGAGTGCTTTTGCCACTGTGGTCTTACCAATACCAGGAGGACCAGCAAGAAGCATATTTGGAATTTCACCCTTATTTAGAAACTCCTGAAAGGTTTTCTTTGTAGTTTCAGGAAGAATACAATCTTCAATTGTTTTAGGGCGATATTTCTCTACCCAAATAAAATCACTGTTCATAATTTATACCCAATTAGGTTTTCGTTCAGGCATACGAAGATAATTAGATGCAACCCAAGGTTTGGATGCAATATACATCTTGTAAGCAGTAAAAGTGTCAATGCTTGTGTCAAGTTTATACTCATCTGGCATAGCACGGGCAAATGGAGTTACTTCTGTAATCTTTCCCTTAGGGAAAAGATAATAAGCACCTAGAAGGGTATTATAGCACGAATGGATTTTCCCATAACGTACAGAATACTCATCACACAAGTTCATTCCCCACTTAATTAACCAATAGGCATTATGGATACTATCCATTGCCCATTTGGTACAGGGATGATTACGAAACGCTCCTTTTTCTGTCTTGTATGGAGTGTTATCAGACTTATATAAATTGCCATAATTGTGACCCCATTTGCTAGAGGCGACAATAGAAAGCATTTGACAGCATTCCAGCGGCATTTTGACAATATGTTTATCGGGAAGGTAGATAGCACTCTCAGCAGGCCAAGGAGAAGTTACAAAGATGTTCATCAGAAACAATATTTTTGAAGTACATACTTAACTTTGTCTGGTTTATCTTCCATCCAATATGCTTCATGTTCCATTTGAGCAGAAGATGAAGATGTTTTCACAGAATTTCTGATATCTTGATATTTAAAGGATGGAAGGCTCATATTTTTTTTAGATATACCGAATGGTTTATATCCGTTACAAAGATGTGCTACATGAACTGCTTCATGATAAACCGTTTCGTTAATATAAAAGTCTAGGGCAAATCCACTTTTTTTAATATTATTGGTACATATGATAAACTTTTTTCCAAAGTCTGCATAACCAAAAATATTTTTGTTACTCCTACAATACCCAACATTTTCTTGGACAGAATATCTTGCCCGATAAACTTTATTAAGTATATCTTGAGCTTGGGGAGTAAGATAGAGTAAAAATTCCATCAACCAAAGGTCGAATCTGGTTCCAGAGCAATATAATACTTCAGATTGTACTTGGTATTTGTAAATTGTGACAGAAGTTTAGAAGACACAACCACATCGTAAGCACCAGGAATGATCTTGATATTTTCTACCTTGAAGTTGAATACAAACTCAGAGTCAGTTTCACCAACAACAATAGCGTATTCATTAGAAGTGTCATTCTTCTTATCACGAACCACCAGTTTGATGACACCATTCTCACCAACCGCAGAAAGATCGGGGAGTTGATACACTGCTGCTGCCTTGACAAGTTTCTCCAGAGAAGCACTATCCAGTTGGAAGCACACATCAGTTGAAGGTAGTTGAATTGCCTTATCGGGAGGAGAAATAATCACATTGGGGTCAGCATAGAAATACTTCACCCGACGCTTGCCTTCTTTGATGCTCAAATATGACTCTTCAGTAAAGTCTAGATCAGGGTCTTGATGAAGACCCAAACCATTCAAAAACTGGTTCAGATCATAGATGGCAAAGTCACGAGGAAACTCTTCATTGATATCCGCTTCAGCGAGAATATTTTTTGCCACAGAGATAGTGCGAAGTTGATTACCCTGCTTCACAAGAATTGAGTTGTTGATGCCAGCAAAGTTCTTGAGAAGAGCAAGGGTGTTGTCAGAGAGTTTCATAGTTTTGTTTGGGAGTTTCATAATCAACGGAATTCGGTAAGTCCATTATCTTTGCGAGAATAATGACCATCAAAGTGAAGCAGGAGCATAGCATAGTGAATCACTTTCAGAAGGTCACGCTTATTGCGTCCATCTTTATCACCATAGCGACTGCCATACTTGAGGATGTTTGCCTGACAAAATCCAGCGGCAAGTTTCTTCGCTGCCATCAAGTCAATAGTTTGAATATCGTTGTAACCATCTTCATCTCCACAGTAATGACCGTGATAGGTGCTGGTTACATAATCTTCAACGTCTTTGAGAATCTTATCTTCGTTGTATTTCCAGAGATGATTTTTAGGTTCAGTCATAACAGGTGTTTTTTCAATTACAATTTTATCATCACTATTCAATGCCATAGTGAATTGGTATTCGGAATAAGGATACTCATCCATAATAAAGGGGAAGGGTCATAATTTACCTTCCCCAATTATATCAGAAAGGAGCGTCAGGTGCAACCTGTTCATCAGTGGGCATCTTGAAATCAGCATCCACTTTATCATACAGTTCCAGGAAGGACTGTTTGGTCTCATCGTCGAAACGATTCACACACACTTGGATTGCCTTTGCCTTGTCTTGGAAGATGCTGTAAGCACGGATGATATGAACCAGACGGCGGGTGCTGATAATTTCCTCAATGCCACCATCGTAGAAGGTCTTGCGGATGATGTCTGCCCAATCAACCAGGCGCTTACAGAAGTCACGGTCTTCCACACCAAGGTCCAGAGCGATGCCTTCCAGAATCTTCTGTTCGGTAGCAGGAGCAGGATAGGACTGCTCAAAGGTCACAGGGAACCGCTCCAGGAACGCCTCATTGAGCACATTGGTGCCGATGAAGCGACCGTCATCAGAACCCTTACCCTTGGTGTTTGCAGTGGCGAACACATTGAAACCAGCAGCAGGTTTCACGAAGCGACCAATCTTCTTCAGGAAAACACCTTTACCTTCAAGGACAGATTGCAGACACAGAATCTTGTTAGAAGCGAGGTCAATCTCATCCAGCAGAAGGATTGCACCACGCTCCAGTGCCTCAATCACAGGACCATTGTGCCAGACCGTCTCACCATTAACTAGACGGAAACCACCAATCAGGTCATCCTCATCAGTCTCAATGGTGATATTCACACGAATCAATTCACGCTTGAGTTGGGAACACGCTTGTTCCACACTGAACGTTTTACCGTTACCCGACAGACCCGTAATGAACGTAGGGTAAAAGAGACGGGACTGAATAATTTTTTTAATATCGTTAAAGTTACCAAACTTGACGAAGGTATCATCTTTATCAGGAATAAGGTTTTGTTCAGCAGCAGGAAGAACAGCAGGAGCACTGAAAGAACGCTCAATCTCTTCCACACGTTCTTGAGTCACTTCCAGGTTCCAACGACCACGACCAGTCTTGTAGTTTTCCAGGCGGCGGGTCACAGTCTGAATATTCAGACCACGAGAGGCACAGAAACCCTTGAGGTCACCAGAAGTAATTTCAGAACCATACAGTTCTTTGATGGACTCAATCAGTTGGGCGTCATTCACGGCAGACTTGCGAGGCATGGTGTAGTTAGGTGTGTTTTTTAACTGAAGTTATTATACAAGAAAAAAAGGGGCAACTGAGTGCCCCATGTGACAGTTTTAGAACTGGACCTGTTGGTTTCGCAACTCATTCAAATAATCTTCACTCGCAATATGAGGAGTGTATCCAGGATAAAATTGCTTAACGATAGAACCAATGCCCATCGCAGTGATTGCACTATCACACTTTACCCAAACTTCTTTAGTATCGTATTTAACGACGTGTTCAAATGGGAATTTAGATTTCATTTTGCTTTCTTTTTGGATTTTTTATTCGATGTTGATTTTTTATCACTGTCCATTTTTACTTCTGGAGCAGGAGAAGTTACTGGAGTAGGATCTGCAGGAGTAGGTGCTTCTGGTTCTTGAAATAAGTCTGTGAATCTACTCATTGCCTTTATTGAGTTCTATAAAAATATTTATCAGGCGACAAGTTCCACAAACTCCCCGAGAATCTTTTTGTTCATTTTCTTCGACTTGAGACTCTTCACAAAAGCAGATTTGATTTGAGTCTTGGTTGCATCCTCAGAGACAGCAAACTCAGTGTCTTGAGAAAGGGCAGTAGCAGAAAGACCAAAGTAGGAATGATAACCTGACTTTTTGATCGTAAATGCCTTTTCTTTTTTCCAAGAACTCATTACTTTATCATGCTCATCACCATACCAACCGTAGTAACGACGAATGAAGTTGCCAGCATCACGACCTTCTAGAACACGAATACCAATGAAATTAATATCAGCAAACTTGTCCCGCAGATTACGAAGAAAAACATCGGTCATTTGATGCCATTCACAATCCAGAGAGTAAGTATTTCCAGTCTTACGGTCACGCAGAAACGAACTGAATCCAATCGCAGCAGTTCCCATAAAAGGACCATCTTCCCATTGACGCTTGACTTCACGATGATACTTAATACCACACGCTTCACCATCAGTCAGAATCACGCATTGAACTTTTTGAAGTTTGTTTTCTTTCTGGAACTTAGGCAGAATCTGATGAAGAGAAATGAGTGCCTCATTCAAGGGGGTGCCAGAAAGAGAAAGTCCCAAAGGAGTTGGATACGCCGAATAACTATTGCGTGAAAATGAATGGGCGATACGAAAAATATTCTTCATCTGTTCTTCAAGAGTCTTACCATTCACTTGACTGGTGAGAAGATTCATCATTGAGAACCACTCACCAACTTGAATCAGACCATCTTTTTTCTCATAAGCAGTTTCACGAAAACTTGCCTTACCATTCTCATCATAAGAAACCAGAGGATACTCAGTTGTAAAGGCATAAACCTCAAAAGGAATCGAAACTTTCTTGCAGAACCAGACAAGGTTGAAGAGTTGCTTGACGGTATCCAGCATCACATCACACATTGAACCAGACCAATCCAGCACAAACACCAGACCATGATTCTTACCATTGGCAAGAGTGGTGACTTTCTTGAACAGGTCTTCGTTGTATTTGTAAGTATGAAGTTTAGAACAGTCTAAAACACCAGTGCGAGCAGTCGTAGCACGGGCATAAGAATCTGCTGCCTTGCGACATTCAAACTCTTTGACCAAGTAATTAACTTCCTTTTGGGCAGAACGCTTGAACTCTACAAACTGCTTATCAACTTCACCAAAGACATTTCCATATCCATATCCACGGTCTTCAAGATAGGAAGACCAAGAGTTTTTACAGTTGGAGTGAATATCAGCATTTGGAACAATCACCTTTTTCAAGTCAAGTTTAGGCAATTCCAAATAAACATTTTCAGGACCACTGTTATTAACAAGATCTTTCAGTGCTTCTTCGAGAGACTCCATCGTCTTGACTTCAGGTTCTTCATTCTTCTCACCACCCATTTCTGGGGTGGTTTCACCCTTTTCTTGAGTAGTTTCATCAGAAGTAGGAGCACCTTCAGAATCATTAGACTCGGGTTGATCATTATCACCTTCCTGCTGGTCAATGAAGTCGGAAGCGGGTTGATTATCGGCACCACTCTGCTGGGACTCAAGATTATCCAAAGAAATCTTGGTTTCTTCCTGTTGCTTTTGCTTACAATACTTATAGAGTTCTTCTGCAGCAATCAGAACATCAGCAAAAGTCTCAGTATCGGCAATCAGATTGATAATTTCAGTTTCTTCGCCACGCTCAATCGGAATATCAACATAGTTACCAACCTTGAACCATAGGTTTGCTCGGTCGGCAAGATTATAAGTTTCCAGTTTATCATCACCAATCTGGAAGAAATCATCGTCAGCGAGTTCCCGATAACCAGCATAGAAGGTCTTAGCGAGACCAGCATAACGACGCTTCATCAGTTTCTCGATGCGAGCATCCTCTACCACATTCACAAACTGTGGAGGAACTTTTACCTTCTCCAACCAGTCCTCATCGGGAGTTTCCAATGCGTGTCCGCACTCGTGGGCGACAAGAAGGTCATACACAGTGTTACTTGCCTTCTCCCACATCGGCAGAGTCAGCACACGGGTATGAACGTTGAAGCAGGCAGTCTCCACCTTCTTGTGCTCAACCACAAGGTCTTC